TTAGTACCTTCTTTGCGTAAACTAACAATCATATGTGATACACGATCCAAATTAATGGAAGGAGTATCTGGATGACCAAGTTCGCCATAGGCACGATTCTTGTCGACAGATTCTTTAATGTAACGATTAACTTCATTATCCATAATTGATTCTGGATACATACGACCATTACGGTTTTTCAGTTCAGATTGAAGAAAGATTCCTTCAATAAAATATTCTTTACCTTTGCCGAGTTTTGACTCAACAATAAGGTTTGTGGTATCTAAAACTTCTCTAATTAGTCTCATGATTAACTTCCTACCACAGCTGGGTTATCGTAAGCACCATAAGTAGCTTCTTCAACTTTAGTAGACCAACCAGCAGTTTTACGAAGGACTAAAATACCAGTAACATCTTTTGCAGCACCATTAGTAATAACGATGTCAAAAGTATTGTCATTAGTCAGTGGAATACCCCATGCATTTAATTCTGCATAAGGAGCATTCTCAGGTGCAGATGCAATAACAATTTTACTGTTGCGCAAAATATTAACCTTTGAATCCAACTCGCCTGTTACTTGCCACTTAACGATATTAACTGTAGGTGTATCAGCATTTCTTGCTTGAGTAGATGCAGTTAAGTTGGCAATAGTAATAGTGCCAGACTCTGCCAGAGAAGATGCGAAGTGAATCACAGTTTCCTGGTTTGTATTCTTAAGGGTTGTGATAGTCATTGCCATCTTATTGTTCCTCTAATTTTGTAAGCACATGAAAGAAGTTCTCTTTCGACTCTCTCATATACTCAATAATTTCTGTTTGCTTATGTAATAAGTTATTTAGGCGCAATTGAGTACGCTCGTCAATAGTTACAATTGCTTCATCATTAAGAACATAATGCAATTTACCCTCAACCAATCTGTCCAGTTTATTAAGAGAACGAATACTGTGAACAACTGGGTCTACACTAAACATGTGAGAAGAAGCAAGTTTTATATAATTTTCGATTAATGTATCGGTAACTTTAATATCGTGATATTCTTTAATAATATTTGCGACAGTATGTTCTGATAGTTCTTCGTATAAGTCTTTTGATACTTGTTCTTCTAATTGATGCGAAATATAGTCTTGTTTAATGTATTGTCTTGCTTCTTCTAAACTCGTAAATTCTGTTTCAATACCATTTATCAAAACCTTACCTTCTTCAGTTCTTTCGATTAACTGAAGATAGGATCTGACACTTTCAACGATATCAGATCGCTTTAGAGATTTTGTAAATTCGTGGTAACGCATTATTCTTCTGCAGCAGATTCTTGCTCTGTGGCTTGCGCAAACATACTTTGTGCAACTGATTGGCGCATGCCATCTAATCTAGTAGATAACTTTTCTGCCATTGCATCTGTAAAAGCATTTTCTGTTTCAAGGGCATCGCCAGCTCTAATTGCTTGGACTAAATTTTGTACTGTTTCACTCATAATATTCTCCTATTAATTTGGCCAAGTACCAGTTTTTAATTTGGTAACTTTACCTTTGCTCTGTTGTGTATCTTCTTGTTCTGCTTCAGCATCAGCTTCTTGATCTTGAGCACTTTGATCTTGCTGAGGTTGTTGCTGTTGCGCTTGTGCAGCTTGTTGGGCTTGTTGTTGCTGTGCTTGTGCTTCCATTGTAGGTTGCTGCATTGCTAACTGAACCTGCCCTTGTAACTGTGCTTGCTGTACTAAAATTTCTTGTTCTTTATCCATTTGTTTCTGGATATCTTTAATTTCTTTATCATCCAAACGAAGAATGTTTTTCTTAACCCAGTCTTGTGAATAATATTTACCAACATATGGATCTACAGTTTGTAGCAATCCCATTCTGGCTTGCATAATTTCACTGTCACGGAGTTCAGCGTAGTTATTATCTTCAATGTAATCGTATTTAATATTAACACGAAGATCATCCCATTCATCTGGGCGGATAATACCTTTGCAGATTAACTGAACACGAAGTGCGTGGCTAAACAATGCATTAAATTTCTTACGAAGTCTAACGATAAATTTGTTAAACTTAACTTCATCACGAGTAATCTCTTGTGAACGACCAATACTGAAACCAGAAGACTGTTGTAATCTGCTAATTGGTACATTCAATGAGTGGAATAATTTGCCTTGGAAGTATTCAATATCTTGAATCTCACCTAAGTTTTGTCCACCTGGAAGTGTAGTAATCTCAGTACCTTTACCACCTTCACGACGAGGCATCCAAAAATCTTCCATCATAGAAAGATGTTTACGATCGTCACGAGTTTCGCCAGTTGTCGCATCATAAACAATCTTGTTACGGAACTTATTCATAATGTCCGTTACATACTGCTCTGCTTTCAACTTAGGTAAATTACCTACATCAACATAAAAAATTCTTCGTTCAGGCGCACGGCTGATACGATAGATGACAAGGGAGTCCTCGATCATCTTTAATTGATTTACTGGTTTAATTGCCTTATGAAGATAAGACATTGCCATACCAGTATTTGGATCTACATATCCTGATGGAACATAGACCACTGAATCAAGAGCCAGTTTAACACCATGTGTTGTTTGCTCTGTAATTCCTTTGTCATTGTAAAGATAGTATTCTTCTACTTCCTTTACAACTTCAACACCTTGTGGTGTTCTTTCTTTTTTGATATTCTTAATACGACGAATCTTACGAGGATCGATGTATCTTAATTCTTGAATACCATCTTTAACTCTTGTTTCATCGATAAGGATTTGATAATATAACCTTCCGTCAATATACCACGCACGGAAAGTTTCATGTGCTCGTTCATCGAACTTTAATATACGGAGTACATTATCAAACTCTTCACGAATTTTAGTTTTAATATTGTCTGAAACTTTAACTTCGTCAAGAACAATCTCAACGGATTTATGTGTTTCATCAGCCACAATGGCTTCATTAACAATATCTTCGATCGCACCATCACAATCACTATACTGTGCCACCTCACGGTAGCGACGGATCAAATCATTTTCATTCTTGATAACACCTTCAAGATCCATGACCATACCGTAGTATCCACCAGCATTTACACCAGTGTTTACTACGGTTGCGCCTGTCTCATTAGGGCTAGGGGGAACTACACTCGGTAGTTGATCCCCTTCCTTACGCTTTATCTCAAATCCAAATAATTGCATTATGTAATAACCTCAGTTAATTATTAAAGTGGGAAACTACCAACTGGAGTATCAATAGAAACATTGACACCGAAGCCAGCAGCTGCACCAGTAGCAGATGTAAAGAAGTTGTATTGGAACTCTACATCAAACTGTTCAATTGCATTTTGTTGCTCGTAATCTAAACCGATTGCAGAAATTGTTGTTGGGAATGCATCAACAAACTTGTAACTCTTGATAATTGCACCATTGCGATCTAATTGGTGAACAGATAAGTCAACTTGGTAGTCAGTAGGATTAGTACGACCATTAGTTGTATTATAATTCTGGATACCAGATTGCCATTGCTCTAGTGCATTACGGATACCAAAAGTTGTATCGTTGTAAACTGTTACAGTCCATGGTTGGAATGTTCTCTCACCAGCAAAGTTAACTGGGCGACCACGATACAAGACTGGTAGAGTCTCGATAGTGGAAGCAGGTAATTGAGCAGCTTTACATAAAAACTGCGCTCTTTGTCCTGCAACTACACCCAATGTAACATATGAAGGGAAGGTTAATTCAACACGGAATTGATTCGGGCGAGCACCGCCACCAATCATCTGCGCTTTGAAATCAGCAATATTTGCCATTTAATTCTCCTTATGTTCTTATCTATTTATCTTGAATTACGCACCGATTTCTGAGAAGTTAATCGCAGAACGAGCAGCAACGAAATTGAGAGTGATAAAGTTGATAGAACGATTTGGCTTAACGAAGATATCAGCAACGAATTCGTTACGATCGATAACTTCACCTGTGTTGTTAGATTCATCGCACTTAACAACGAAATCAGTAATACCACGACGACCTTGGACATCACGGAGGAATGGCTCGACTAAGTTCTTAAACTGTGCACGAGTAAATCCATCGTTGAATTCAAACAACTGGAATTTTGCAGCAGTGGCAATCGCTTTTTCCATAACAATGAATAGGCGACGAACATTAATACGATCAAACGCACTTGGTTTAGCCAAGAGAGTCTTATCACCAAACAAGACAGTACCTTCACCTGGGAATGTAACAACAGGGTTAATACCAGACTTGTACAGCATATCTCTTTGTGTTTTGCTTGGATTGAATGCCAATTTAACAACATTCTTAATTTGACCACGATTTAGACCACCTGGAGAGAACCATGGATCGTTAGTGTAGTCAGTACGAGCGCAAAGACCACCAACATCACCATTCAATGGTACATAACGGTATTGGTCGTTGTAACGATCATATTGATACTTATAACCAGAGTCAAGAACTGCATAAGAAGTAGATGGCAATGCATCACGGTATGCAATAATTGCATTCTGTTCAGTAGAAGTAGAACCAATGATTGGATCGGCAGTAGAAGTACTCTGTGGAGATACAAACGCTACGCAATCTAAACGAGTCTCACAGATGTTATTGATAATGTATGTTGCTGTTGCAGCAGTTGCTTTACCAGCCAGAATTAAACTAACATCATACTGTTCAGCATTAGCAAACAATGCAAAGGCAGATTGTAATTCGCCATCAGTTGGTACGAAATCATCAGTACCACCAGCTAGAGAAATTGACAGAACAGAAGTTAATGTTTTAAATGTTGCGCCAGCTGCAGTAGTACCCCAAGAAGTAGTACCAGTAACAGCAGTAGGATGATCCATCCACCAGATGTACTCTGAACGAGCATTCAATACACTTTTGTAGTAGTTATTAGTGCCGTCAGGTTTTTTAGCATCAGATGCTTTAGAAACATAAGCAAATTTTTCTAAGATAGTGTTTTGTGCACCAGAGATTGCGCCATCTTCATCGATAATGATAATGTGCATTTCATCTTGAGTGCCACCAACGCTAGTAGCGTATGTAGAAGTTCCTGGAGCAGAATCAAATTCATCTTTGTATGTCCAAGTGCTAAATCCAGCAGAGTCACATACAGCAACCTTTAAAGAGTTACCAAGAGTACCTGGATATTTTGCAGCAAAGGATCCAACAACACCAGCACCATTTACATAAGAGGTATTGTATGTTTCACCATTAATAACTTTTACACCAGCAGCTAGAATAGTTGCAGTCACAGTAGCAGTTGTTCCAGATGGAGGAGCAGCAACA